GCGTATCATTGCACCCATTTCCGATTTATGGTTGTCAATAATTGACGGAATACGAAAATGTGGAGTAATTCCCATGCCTTTGTGTGAATTAGGGTAATGTTTGTCCTCAATCAATTTTAGCAGTGAAGTGCTTCCTGTGCGTGGGATAAAACAAAGTAGCTTATCACCCACTACAAAATACCGTTTTAATTGTGCTGTTTTCATTTTTATTTTAATTTAAGTATCTACGCTAAATGTACATTGTGGATTGGCTGTTTGTGCTGCCAAAAGTGTTGCTGGTGTTGGAATAGCCGTAGTGTATAAATCAACATAAGTTACCGTTTCACGCAATACGGAGAAATAAGACAATACAGAATCAACATCTGCGGTGTCAAAGGAGGTGCAATCACCCGAAACAAAATCTGTCAAAGCTGTTAATCCTGTTAAATCAGGTGGAGTGGTTAAGGAGGTGCAACCACCCAAAAACAAATCCTGCAAAGCTGTTAATCCTGTTAAATCAGGTGGAGTGGTTAAGGAGGTGCAACCAGATAAAAACAAATTCTGCAAAGCTGTTAATCCTGTTAAATCAGGTGGTGTGGTTAATGAGGTACAACCTTCCAAATTCAACTGTGTCAAAGCTATTAAGCCGGAAACATCGACTGTGGTGATAGCTGTATAGCTCAAACTCAACTCTGGCAAAGCTGTTAAGCCGGAAACATTTACAGATATAATATTATTGTTATCAAGATGGATAGAAACACAATCTGCCAAACTCGAACTTAGTGTTATATCGCAATCCTGTACGATGCCTGTGTAATCATGTGAAGAAAAATAAGCATAAGTGCCTTTTTTCTTTGTATTGTTGTAAAATGCTTCTGGCTCGCTTCCATCGCCCCAATCAATTATTAGTGGTTCTAAATTCTCGGTCGGGAAAACAAGAACTGCATTAAAAGCATTTGAGCCATCAGCCCGAAAGACAGCAAATGCGCCCGATGGCGCAGGTGGGTTCGACTGTGATGGTAGTTGAATTATTCCCTTATATCTTTTAATAATTTGGGTTTCTCCAACATACATCTTAACTATTTCTTTATCCCCTTTATACATGACTATTCAATTATATTATAAATTGTTTTATCATCATACACTCCCAAAGCATCATAATCTTCCTGTGTACCAACCCATTGTTTATACACATCATCATCCAAAATGTTTGGTATAGAATCAATCAAATTGGTCATAATTTTTTGTGGGTCTCCAGGATCAAGTAACCGTTTTAGTTCATTCCGTGTTTTTTTCATGAGATTTTATGTTTTTAATTTTTGTTTTTTAACACCACTGACTCTTTTTGTTTTATCAATAGGAGTTATCTTGTTTTTAGCAGTCTTTTCTTTATTTTCAATACTCTCCTTATCTATTACTCTTTGTTCTTCCGGAGTAACAACCATTTCTCTTAATATTTCTGTATTTGCTGACTTCATAATACGTTCAACAATGGTTGGATCAAAAGCTAAACAAAGTTCCGCAAACAAATCCAAAGGCATTATTTCAGAAGTAATTGGATTAGCAGTATATTCTTTTAAAGCAGTAGCCCTCTCACGACCCATTGTTACTTTTTCACTATCAGACAAACTAAACAATTTATCCCAAACTACTATATAAGGATCTTTTGGTTGAGGTAATAATCCTATTTCAATAAACTTATCGATAGCCGGACGTAAAATCATTGGTTCATTTTTTTCTTCTCTTCGTGATGTTACATAAGAAATCCATTCTTGTTTGTCTTGTGCTGAACTTAATTCACCACGTTCACTTCCCATTAATATTCTTTTTGGAATTTCTGTAACCGCACAAGTTAATGCAATTTGAACGTCAACATGTGAAGATGGATCTGCTATTTGTTGAGCAAGTGCTTTATATGTAACTCCTTCATTTACTAAAATACGTCTTAAATTATTTTCAAAATCATCTAATTCTTTCTGTAACTCATCAAAAGCCTTAGTTGTCATTTGATAATCTTTGTCAACTGTTCCTGTATATCCAGGACGAGCACCCCTCCAAAACATCTCAGCATCACCACCAACAATTTTTTCTAAATCAATTAAACGATTGTAAACTGCCTGTAATCTTGGAGTACCTAAATATTCACTCTCCATTAAATCTTCAACAAGATGAATTATCCTTGTATAATGAACTTTTAATGAAGTACCTGTAAAAATTCCTGCTGCTTCTTCTGTTACTTTGATATCATAATATAAAGGCAAACCAAATCTTTCACTGTTTGGATTCTTTTCTAACTCCGAAATTGTTGCTGATTGTTCAGATAATGGTTTAACATACATTAATTTTAAACCTACCTTCTTCGAAACAGGTTTACGAAAATCTTCTAACGATTTAGTATCGTTTAACCCAAGCAAAATAATAGAATACCTTCCTAAACCAGTTAATTTATCAGCACGTATAAAAACAGATTTTAATTTTAAACGAGAATAAAGTTCTTCCCATTCTTTTTCAAACGGTGTACTCTCTTTTTCTGTATTTTCAATAACTTCAATAGTACCTTTCCATGAAGCTTTAACTGGACGATCAATAATTGCTTTAGCAAGATCTTGTCTTGTGTACCTATTCCAATAATCAGTAGCATTTATTTCTTTAGGATAACCTAAAGCACTATATACATCTCGATTTCCACTGAAAGTATCCGTTCCTAACATCTTACTAAATAAGTTAGAACGATTAAATAATTGTTGCAATACTTCAATTGGAATTTTTTCCTCTTTATTATCACCCATTTATTACCTCCATCTTTTAACTTCTTTTTTCTTAACTAAATAATTAAATGCTCCAGAAGAAGCATCTACTTGATCTTTATATGTTGAATTTGGAAACAAAATAAATTCGTCTTTGTACGTTTTATTCCATTCAGCAATACGTAAAAGCACATTTCCATTATTAACCTGCACACTAAAAGGATCTGCTCGATATTCTTTATCTCCTGTTGGTTTTTCTGCTGAAACCATAAATCCAGCTAAATTACGAATTGTTCCTTCCGCACTTTCTTTTCCACCACTTCCAGGTTCTTGTTCCACAACAGTAAATACATTTGGACCATCTACTTCTGCTGTTTGTCTTATAATGTCTTCTCTTTGATCAGAACGCCATAAACCACGTTTAACATCGTCTACGAGAAATTTTCCACTTCTCATTAAACTCATTTTTACACCGACAGTATATTTAGCTCCTTTTGCTGCTGTAGCAGCTTTATCCCAATAACGAACTGTACGAACAATATCTCTTGGATCGTATATTTCAGAAATCATTTGAAAATGTTCAACTTTAAACATTCCCCCACCAGCAGGTGCTGGATTCTGTCCTATCTGACCTGCATATCCATACTGACCTAAATCTTTCTCAAGTTCATTTAATACTGTTAATGAAAGTCGATTTACATCAAACAAACCATCTTGATAATATTTTATTAAAGTACGAGGTCTGACAAGACTTCTAAATTCATGTAATATTTCTCCAGGAAGACAAACATGTTTAAGATTTGTCTTTCCTTTTTCAAGAATATGACCAGACGGATCATTTTGATGAAGCCTTTGCATAATACCTATTACAACAGAAACAGCTTTATTTGTTTTTCTTGTTGGTAATGTTTGGTCTATCCAGTTATTCGCTACTTCAAGTTGTATATCAGAAAAGGCCTGTTGAGGATTAATTGGATCATCCCATATTATAATGTCACCATGGAATCCTGTCAACGTTCCTCCTACAGATGTAGAATAACGGTTTCCTCCTAATAAGATCTTATATCGACCAGGAAATATCTTATTAGGAACACGTTTAATGATTTTATAATTTGTTTTGGTATCTTTGTCTGATTTAATGTCTAATTCAGGGTACATTTCAGCAAAACGAGAAGATTTAATTAAATCCCTGGAATATTCTGCACTTTCTAAGGCTAAGGTACTGGAATACGATGCTGTAATAAATCTCATCCAATACCACTTAGTCCAGCACCACACCGGAAAAACAATAGTACAAATAATTGTCTTTGTACTTCCAGGCGAAATATTAATTAATAAATCATGATCTTTTGGTCTTCGTTCTCCAACTTGATAAGCGACTTCTTCTAATTGACCACATAAATATGATATATGCCAATTATCAATAAAAGGGTGTCCAGATATTTCCGGCCATGCCCATTTTAAAAATTCGTATAAAGAACGATCATTTAATTCTCTTTGAATAAGAAAAGGATTAGCAAGTAAACTGGCCAATAATTCATTATCTTCCAAAGAAGTTTTAATAAACTTCTTATCGGAGACCGTCTCACTTTTGCTTTTAATATATTCGTCTACTAAATCCATTTCCTTATTCTACATTTTCATATTCGGTATCTTCTGCCGTTGTCCCAATCCCTATTTTTGCCAATGTTTTCAATTCCGTCATGTTAAACATAGACAAATCAAGTTTATGAGTATGTGCCACCTTTCCTTTAATCTCTAATTTATGTCCCCAAAGATCAGGTTGGCGACTTGACAACCATTTAACGGCAGCTGCGACATTTGGAGGATAATTCTTTATTGTTTTTACTCGTATAATCTCTGTATGCTCGGAAACAAGCTTTCCATCCTGAAATTCTTTTATCCTATTTGGTACAATAACTTCGTCCGGATGCGAATACCCAACCGCTGCCAAATACAGAGAATTGGAAACATTTGAATCCGCAATAATCTTCCCTTTCCGCATTGACTCTAAAAAATCGGGTTTTGTCTTTTTCCACATTTCCAATGTATTTGAGGCTACTCCAAATACTTGTGCCATCTGCACATCTGTAGCTCCAAGCAAAGACATAAAAAAAACCTGTCGGATATAATCCGGTCTGAAATGACCTTTTTCGTCAGGAAGAAAATCTGGTTCTGGCAATACACGATTAGTTCGACTTCTTTTCATTTGATGATTATTTACAAATAAAAACCAATTATACAATAATAAACTCACACTTCAAAGTTTACAAGAATATAAAATAATCAATATTGAAGCATCCAATATCCTCCCTCCTACATTTTTTTATAAATTTTTTTTATTACACACACCCCTTCCAACTACTTTTCGTTATACCACATTTACCTTATAACATAGTACCAACATATAAAACCAAACCACTAAGACTTTCTTAAAATCTTAAGGAAAATTTTTTATAAATTTTTTTTACCTTCCCTATTCTTCAAAGTTTAGAAAAACTTTGATAAAAATGTGTATAAATGTGGAGAGGAGCATCCTCCTGGTCCTCCGCGACCATTTCGTCGTTTGGGTTTTCATAAGTCCTCTTAGAATCGGTATAATAATATCTTTTATTCTTATTCTTATCACTTGGTTGTATTGGTTACTGGTATATATACTAATAAATATTATTTAATCTTTTATTCTTATTCTATTTACTTGGCGACATGTCCCTACACTCACTATAAGACGTATATTAGCAACTGACCTGGTCGACATGTGATCCCTCCCATGTGCGTGTAGCAAAACATGCGGTAGAGTTAGCCAGCAGGGTCTACCCTCCTATTTTACCTCCTATTTTACTCCTTCTTTTAATATTACTACACCTCTTACTTATTACTATTACTACCTATATTTATTAGAATATATATTCCTTTTCTTAGAATAACCAATATTATTAAACCTTATTATTTATTGTTTTTTTGTCTTTTGGCTAACTCATTATTTATCTGGTCTATTCCTCCTTTATTATACACCCCATCTTATTAGCCTTCTTTTCGACGTTATATGGCAATGACCTGGTCTTGGTCATGTTTGGTCGAGTTAACATTAACTTAACATTGGGACAAAAAACTTAACAATTTCTTAACATGAGTCTTGGTTAAAAGTGAGGTTTTATGTATACATTTAAGTGTACAAAAAAAAGGGTGTATTGTCCCAATGGGGGACACGATTACCAAAGTGGGACAGCACCTTTTTTGTATTTAGTAACCAATTAAAATTTTAGCAATGACAATTAAAGTAAAAGAAAGCGCAGAGGTTAGCCCAGAGGTTGACGGCGCTGTAGTGGTTGAAAAGAGCTCAAATGAGCAAGTGATTAACAATGGTGACGACGCAGCCGCAGAAGGTGACGACGTACCAAAAGAACCGGTAGCCCCTGTCTCCAATGAGGTGATGGCTGCCATCCTGTTAAAGGCGTTTTTGGGAGAGAAATTAACAGACGGGGAGTTGGTGATCATGACCAACAAAAAAGAGGCCATAAAGAAAGGTAATGAGGCAGCCGAGCGCGAAGCCAAAGCAGCCGTAGCCCGCGCAGAACATGACCTTATTTTACAGGAACACAAACAAACCGTGATGGAAGCCGTTGTGGTTTTCGAGACCAGCCTGGAAGGGATGTTGTTTGCGGACAGTACAGCGGTAGCAACCTTCTTTGGGGAGTTTGTTAAGGGTTTGCCAAAAGTACCTAAATTCGGGACCAAAAGCACCAGCCCAGCGCTTAAAGCCAGCAATGGTAATCACAGCACCTACGACGTAAGCAAGTTGAAAGAAGGTAGTGTAAACTGGACGATCTGGCAGTATATTGTAGAACAGGAAGCACCGGTGGCCAAAAAGAGCATCATTGACCATGTGAAAGTGACGTTCCCAGACCATAACAACGCCAACATGGCCGTGTCAAAAGCCCTGTTATATAGTCTTCCGGTTACCTTAGCCGATGGGCTGTACAGCGCTAAAATCGCTGAATAAGAGGCTATTGTAAATCGAGCAAATATAGGGGGCATTAGCCCCTTATATTTTTTGCATTTTTACCAAGACATACTGATGAAGGCTTAATTAGCCGAAACCAGGCAATTGCCAACCGCAAACAATTAATAGCGGAATTCAGGGGGCAGAATGGTCTATGTCAAACTTTAATAAAAATTATCATGAACAGAAAAAGTTATTTAATCGACCAACAAGCAAAGCGCTTGGTGACGACGGTGGCCTCCCTTATGGTAGCCACAATCATCTTTGTATGTATTTTCGTTATTAAATTTGGGATTCCTCATTTAATGTAACGTTATGAACCTACCTCATAAAGTAGTGCAGGAAATGGCACTTAAATCGCGTGAACGGGCTTATTTAATGCAAGCTGTTCACATAATTGAAAACAACCCCACGTCCCGTCTCCAATGGAGAGCATCTGAATTTGTAGCCAACCAATGGGAATTGGAATTACAGAAATTAGAATTAACTGCCAATTAATTTTATCATGAACAGAAAATTGTATGAGATTGCCAAAGAAATTAGGCAAAATTGGAAAAATGTTTACTTCGCAGCTGAACCATATTTGAGTGCTATGGAAGAACTTGATGAAGTAAATGATGCTTTTGGTGATGTTGATGGAAAAGAAATTGTTATTTACTTTCTTAGCAATGCCCAGGTTTGGAGAGGGGAAGTTGCTCGAAGAATTAAAAAAGAATTAAACTCTTTAATAAAATGAAAAGAATACAATTATGGCAGATTTTGGCAATTGTAGCCATTATCTTGCTTGTAGGAATCAATGAGGATATGTTTTCATATCCTCATAGATGTCGTTTTGAAAAGTTTATGAAAATAAACAAAATTGAATACTCTGACGCTGGCTGTGAATATGGTTGGGATATGACAAATAAATTTAAACCTTGGAGTGGTCCAAATGGAAAGAATAGACTTCAGAAAATATGGAATGAAATTGATTCTATATCTAAATTACAATCTTGGGAATTGAATCCTTGGGGAGCTCTTGTTGACAGTATGGATGTCAAATATGAATATGGAGAACCAACCTATCGTAATACAATTGGAGATATAACCGAATTTGAATATACATTTGAAGGATACAATTTTATGTTTGTTGACGGTTTAATTGTATCTTTTAAGACAGGTGACAAAGAAGAATGAAATTTAAAACTAAATTATCATGATGACAAAAAATGAAATGACCAAACATGTTATTTTGAAAATGATTGAAGACGATCCGACTCATGAACAAATTGCAAAAAAAGTATATGATTTTATAAATCCTCGTCAAAAAACAAATTATGAAGAAGTACACAAATTAATTCGCATTTTTGTTGCGAATGCTGAAAATTTATTGTAAACCAGGCATAGTGAACAGGCTTCATTAGCCGAAATGGAAGTTATTGAGCTTCCATATATGTCAAATTTAAAATTAAATGAAATGAAAATTAAAAGTAACAGGTGGAGCAAATTATGTTCCCAAGTTAAAAGATGGAAATTTGATTGGTATTATTACAAATGTGCCAGTAAAATGATGAATGATGAAATCTCTGTAATTGACTTTCTAAGATTCCAATTACAAATAGTATTTCCTTTTGCGTTTCTTTGCAAATTGACAAAGAAACATAAATGGGAAATGGAAACTGGTGGTGATGCTGAAACAGGACCGATAACGGATTCTTGGTGTACCAGATGTGGTAAAAGTGAAACTCATTGGGGATTATAAAAATGAAAAATGAAAAAGTTGTTATCAAAAGATGGTTTGAAAAACCAGTGAAAATAGGATTGATTTGGAAAATTAAAAGCAAATCCTTCTTTACACTTGATATTTATGATATTGACGAGATAAATGCCATGTACCGAGCAGGGAAACAAATTGAAAATGTTGGAAAATGGTTTAGATCAAAAATGAATTAATATGGAAAAAGAAACGTTTTTAAAGATGTTAGCATTCAAAAATAAAATTGAAACTTTATACAATGAAGGAGTAGATTTACGTCAGATCTCAAAATTAACGTATGAATGGCGTAATTTGGGTGATAATGTTCCATACATGGAAATTTCACAAACTACTGATGAAGGAGAAGTTATTCGAATAATGGCTGCACCAATTAATAAACAAGAAGAATTGTATGCTTTTTTTAATGAACCAGCCCCAGGAATGATGTCACTTCCTAAATATTCATTGTATATTGACGATGAAGATAAAAAAGTTGTTTTTGTAGAAAGATTTAAAAAAGACGGAAAACTCAATAAAATATACCATTTCAAATGAAATATAATATACAAATATTTGAAGAAGAATATACTGTTGAAGAAAAAGTTCTTGAACAAATGGTAAATGTATTTTCAATGAAATTAATTCGAAAAATCAAAACACAAAAAGGAACAATTAAATTAGGCATGGGTTCTCTTGAACCATATATTCGAGAAAAAATTAAAAACACTAATAAAAATCAATAAAATGGCACTTACAGAATTTAATCATGAAAATTTAAAAATTCTTCGTAATATCTTGGAATTATCTTTCAAGCAATTTGAAGAAAAGACAGGAGTTAAAATGGCTATTGGTGGTATGTCTTTTACTCAAAAATCATTTACCACTAAATTAACAGGAATTATTCCTTCGGGTGAAGCAGAAGAGGAATTAAGTGTATCAAACTTAAAACGAAAAATGGCTCTTGAGCAAAATGGATATCGATTTGGAGTTAATGATTCTTACGGTAAAATCAAGGTATTAAAAGGAATTCGTTACCGTTTAATAGGGTTATCTACAGCAAGTAAAAAATATCCTATTGTCGTACAAGACATAAGGGGAAATAAGCAGATAAGAATGACCGTTAAGTTTTGGAATTCTGTAACGGAATAAAATATTGTATTTTTTTAAGTTTGACATCTTTGTTGGCTTCAGCTTTAGACGGAAATGGTATAATGGGTTCGAATCCCTAAGAAGCCTCTATATTTTTTAAAACTAAGAAATTGAAGATATACATATGATAACAATATTATATTCTCAAGTAGGTGATTTTACAATACACATCTCAAGTAGATTATATAGAGATGGGCAATTATATACTATCACTGAGAATAAAAAGAAATACATATCACAAAAAGGAGCCATAAGAAATGGTCGCTTTTTATTGAAAAAAGCACGAGAAAGATATAAACTTAGAAGAAATAAAATTAAAAGAAGGAGGTTACGATGAATACAGAAATTAAAAAACTCCCACCTTTTCTTACTCTCATGGACAGTACGAAAATCAATATTTCTTTTTTAGAAAAAATAATTGATATTTGCAATACAACGAATGAAACAGATGAGTTAAGAAAAAAGATTTCTCTTTTGTTTTCGATTAAAATAAATGAACCACGTTTATTTTATTGGAATTATGGTTGGACTACTAATGAAATTAAGATTAATAATGGATTAGAAATATCTTATAAAGACGAATTGATTCTATTTGTCCCTTGTAATATAGATTTTATAAACGAAGACGATGATATTTAAAACGGCTGTCTTTGATAAAAAGACACAAACAACTATAATTCGGTTCCCCATAAATGATAAACTTGCATTGGAAAAGATATCTAAAATTCCACATGCAATGATGGGATATGATTTTTGGGAAATTCCTACTAATTTTATTAATATCCAAAATCTAAAAAGATGGGGATTTGAAATGAGTAAATCTTTATTGGAATGGGATGACAAAGTCATTACTTCAATTCCAACAAATAATCTTATTTTAAATACCAGAAATGAATTAATTTTAAGACAATATCAAGAAAAAGGAGTTTACTTTATTGATGCAAAAAATGGAAGAGCCTTGTTGGCAGATGATATGGGATTGGGAAAGACGATACAAGCATTATCTTATTTACAATTAAGAAAAGAAAAAAGACCTGTCTTAATTATTTGTCCAGGATTCTTAAAAACAAATTGGAAAAGAGAAACAAGAAAATGGGTTGACGGTGCAAGAATTCAAATATTATCAGGAGAAACACCATATAAAATTAAACCTGATAAAAATGTAATTATCATTAATTATGAAATTCTTCAATATTGGATGAAAACATTACGGAATTTCAATTTTAAAGTTATTATTGCAGATGAAATTCAATACATAAAAAGTAAAGATGCTCAAAGAACAAAAGCATTCGTTCAATTAAGCAGACGCATACCTCATGTTATAGGACTAACTGGTACTCCTATTGAAAATAGACCTGTTGAAATATATAGTATTGTAAATATAATTGATTCAACCATTTTTCCAAATTATTATTCATTTATAAACCGTTTTTGTGGTGCTAAATGGACAGTAAATAAGGGAAGAGGTGGTTGGGATGCTTCAGGTTCTTCAAATTTAAACGAATTACACCATATTTTAAAGAATACAATTATGTTAAGAAGGAAAAAAGAAGATGTTCTTAAGGAACTACCTCCAAAACAAATTGTAAGAGTTCCTCTTGAACTTTCAAATAAAAAGGAATATAAAATTGCAGAAACGGAATTTATTAAATTTGTAAATGAAAAGTTTTCCAGAACATTAGATAAAAAGTTAGAAGATGAATTAAAACGATTTGCAAAAACTCACGATATAAATGTAGGAGATACACTAACCAAAAACCAAGAATTGTTTTTAAGGAAAGAAAAAATTGCAAATAACATCTTGTTTGCTTCATTAGTTCAATTAAAAGCCTTGCAACAATTAGCTATAAAAGGAAAATTAGAAGAAATTGCTAAATGGATAACGAATTTTTTAGAAACAGGGGAAAAACTTGTTGTGTTTGCAATACATAAAGACACATTAGATTTTTTAGAAAAGAAATTTCCTGCAACTTTTAGAATAGATGGTTCGGTTTCTATGGCAAAAAGACAAAATATAATTGATGATTTTCAACAAAATCCTGAAATTAAGTTATTAATAGCAAACATTAAAGCAGGAGGAGTTGGAAGTACATTAACTGCGGCTTCTAACGTTGTTGTAATTGAATTTCCCTGGTCACCGAGCACACTTAATCAAGCAATTGATAGATTACATAGAATTACACAATTAAAACAAGTGACTGCTTGGTTATTAATGGCGAAGGATTCCATTGATTATAGATTAATGGATATTTTAAAAATAAAAGAAAATATTATTAGTCAAGTATTAGATGGAAAAGAATTTGAGGACATATCTGTTTTAATGGAACTGATAAATAGTTATAAAATAATAAATAAAGGAAAATGAAAAATTTAATTAAATATGAAAAAATTAATGGTTATATTTATGACAAGTTTGTCATAAGTTTTATTTGTAAAGAAAATCCTACAAATAATCGTTATAAAGTAAATGGGAAAATTTATAAAGATACACTTGAAGAAAGTGGTTTTGATAAAATTATTAGTAGAGAAAATGTTTTATTAAATCGTAAATTAAAATAAAATGAAAGAAGATGTTTTTGTAGGCACTGTAACAAGTGTAGAGTTTTTGGCAAATGCAAAAGGAGGAAGACCTATTTGCAGAGTAGGAAATATAGTCGGTTTTATCGACAGTACATTTGACAAGTTTGTTGCTCCTCGTTCTGTTTGGATTGTAGAAGTGCAAAATGTTAACGAAAAAACAGCCATTGTCCTTCCGATTGTAAAAATCAAAAGTGCTTGGGAAAACTTAAGAGACATTGAAAAGAAAATCAATGTATTCAAAAAAGAAAAACCAGAAAGGAAGAAAAAACCTCATGTAAAATATACAAATATATGAAAAATCTTAAATTAGAAACATTTGCCGGAAATAGTTTTGGCAAAGTTGCAGAAGAAGCAAAACAAATTGCAACCGCAGAAAAAATAACTGTTGAGTTTGTTTTTAATGGCAAAAAATGTCTTGTAAATAAAAACACAAATACTGAATGGCTTCTCCGTGATTACAACACTGCTTGGATCACAGGACGGAAAACAATTGGTCCAAAATGTGTTAGTGAATATGACAAAGAAACACAGGCAGAACTTGAACGACTGACTAAAGTTAGTGAAGAAAAAGCCGCAAAAGAAACAGAAAAATACCGCAAAAAAGAAGCTGCTGAAAAAGATCTATTCGATGCAAAAGTAATCGGAATTGAATTGGAGCTAAAAAATGTTGAAGGTTGGGGTAAAAGCCGTGAAGCAAATAAAGACCCATACGGAAAGGCTGCACTTGATTATGCAGAAGGTTGGGCAAAACTTATGCAGATTGAAATTGCTAAAGGAAAAACAGTAAAAGAATGTGCTGAAAAAACAAGTTATGAACTTGGATTTTTAGGAATAACAGGATTTATGTATGGTTGCGCTGTCAGCCTTCTTTCTCAATGCTGGAAACATGGTGAAGAATTGCGAAAATGGCACAATAAAGAATACAAACACGAAGGTGATGGAGTGGTCAATCCTGCTATA